GGAGAACGCGGAAGGATTCGTTACTTTGCACAAAATTTACAGGTTGGTTTTGTGCAAGATGCTATTAGGGAAAATGTTAGTCAAGTTCGGCAAATTTCACGTTGTTTTTTTTCCAACTGTAGTTAAACATACCGACGGAGCGAAGCTGGAAATAGTACAAACCCGACGTCGGAATAACAAAGGGAGTAGCGAAACCGACGTCAAGTCGGGGGTTATCGCCATATCCCAGAATTTCGCATTTTGTAACGGGTTTTGTTTCAACAACATTTCCCGCAGCGTTCAAAAGGTTGATGGATGTAGGGAAAGTAGAAACAAGAGTCCAACAAGGGTTAAAACGCGAGACAATACCGGGGACGACAACAGGAACGCTAAAGTAGCCAATGTAAGAATCGTCGTTGTAAAAAACGGGGTAGAGGGTATCAGCGTCGATGCTTCCACCGGGAATCGTGGTATTCTCAGGATAAAGCTGATTCAGAAAGGCCAAATAATTGATATCAGCAAGTTTGCTGTTTACCTCTGTTACCGCCTGCGCAATAGTCTGGCCCGGGTGGTCGGTCTCCCAGTCGCCGATAACTGCGGCGTTTGCATCTGCTTTGGCATCAGTCGCCGCCACTTCGTTTTCAATGCTGGTCGCACACTCGCTGATAGTCTGGCCGGGGTGGTCAGTGTTCCAGTTGCCGATAATGGAAGAAACGTCGCCGGATGCCGCTTTCACCGCTGCGATTTCTTTATCCTGCGTCGCCTGTCCGGCATCGTACACGGTTTTGGTGACGAAATCGCCGGTCACTTCGGTTTTCAGGTCGTTGACGGCTTTCTTGTACCCAGTCTCGATTTCGTTCTCGCGGTCGGTCGCGCGGTCGGTCTCAGCGGTAATGCTGGCGTTAAGTGCGGCGTCTGCCGCCTTGTACGCGGTATCAATAGCCGCGATGGCATCCACGTTGGTCTTAATTTTGGCATCCTGTGCGGCCTGTCCTGCCGTGTAGGTCGTTGCAGTGACGAAATCGCCGGTCACTTCGGTTTTGAGGTCGTTGACGGCCTTCTTGTACCCTGTCTCGATTTCGTTCTCGCGGTCGGTTGCGCGGTTGGTCTCAGCGGTAATACTGGCGTTCAGTGTGGCGTCTGCCGCCTTGTACGCGGTATCCATAGCCGCGATGGCATCCGCGTTGGTCTTAATTTTGGTATCCTGCGCGGTCTGGTCAGCGGTGTAAGTGGTCTGGTCAATCTTGTGATTGACCGCGTCGCGCAGTTCTTCGATGTCCGACGCCTGCGCGTCGATACGACCGTTCAAGGCAGTGTCAGCGTTGGCGCGTGCAAGTCCTTCCTTCTGCACTTCCTGCGCAATGGTCGTGTCTGGAAAAACATCATCCCAGTCAGACGCATTACTTTCAAGGCTGGTAAGGCGGGCAGCATGCTTTGCGATTTCTGCCGAATTGTCAGAAATATTTTTCGCGTTGTTGCTGATATTGGTGTTCTGGACGGCCTGTTCGGCTTTCAGGGCATCAATGTCGGTCTTGTTGGCGGTGATGCGGTTCGACAGCGCGGTGTCTGCCGTCGCAAACTCATGCCGGATAGCGGCTTCCTCACCTTCGGCGCGGGTCTGCTCCTGTTCAATAAGGGCCTTAACCGTATTGTCGCCTGCTTCACGCAAGGCGGCTTCGTTGTCGATACGTTCACCCAGAGCGGTATCCGCTTCTTCGCGTGTCTGTGCTTCGGCGGCGTCCGCTGCCTTATAGGCCGCGTCAACGTCAGAAATAGCCTGTTTGCGGTCGGCGGTCTCCTGCGCAATAGCAGCGGCGTTTGCCTGTTCCGCTGCCTTCGCCCGGTCGACTTCCTCGTTGAGCTTTGCGGTGAGGTCAGCGACGGCGGCAGTCACGCCGTCAACGGTGGTCTGCCACTCGTCCATTTTAGCTTCCCACTGCTTCACCTGCTCGTTCCAGCCGTTGATAAGGTCCGTGAAGGTCTGGTTGTCCTTCTGGAACTGCTCGACCAGTCGGGACAGGTCGTTCACGGTCTTTTTGAGGTCGGCGAACTGATAGTTGTAGTCAGCGGTGCGGACCCAGTATTTCGTCTGGTTTTCGGGGTACTCCGGGAGTGCCGCGCCCTTAGGCACATAGCACTTGCTTGTGTACATGTCACCGTTGTATACAACAATGGTCAGGGGTTCATATTCTCGCTCGTTGTCCCACTCCACGGGGTCCGCGAAGATGGGGACATAGCGCGCGCCGATGTACATGCTGGTGCCGCCCTTATAGTCCGGCGGGGGACACGGATGCGGCGGGCAGCCATGGTGATGATGGCAGTCACCGCCCGGCGCGTGCGGTGCGCACGAAATGGGGAAATCGTTGCAATTGCAGTTTGCCATGTTAATTACTCCTTTCGATATCAGTAGTAAACGACAAGATGGCCGAAGCCGGGCTTGTCAGGGTCAAGCAGGGTGTCGAAGTGCAGGAACTCCCACGACGCGGGGATATAGGCCACGAAATGGCCGTCATCGTCCAGCCCGAAGAACACGAACCGTACCATTTCATGGATGATGTCGGTCATGTTGGTGTCCACCCACCGCAGGAAATCGTCCTTGGTAAAGTCGCCCTTTGCCAGCTTATCAAAGAGCACATCGCACGCGCTCTTGAGCTGTTCCGTGGCCTTGTCCAGTCCGTCAAGTCGGGCGTCCTGCCCGATGTCATGCACGCGAAGCGTCTCAGTGTTTTCAAGCGCCTGCTTGAGCTGGTTCACCAGCCAATACAAGTCGTACTGGTAATGGTCGCCGGGTGCAGCATACGGGGGCGACGTCTGAAAGATAAACGGGGTGCTGATATCGGTGTTCTTTTCGTCAGCCATTGCAGCTACTCCTTTCATAAAATCCCCCGCTTGCGCGGGGTCAGTCAGTCAGTTAGTGTGTGCTTTTCAGCTGCGCAAGCAGCGCGTCAGCCTTGAGCGCGTTCGTGGTAAAGCTGTTATTCTTCCACCACGCAATCAGGGCTGCGACGGTGGTAAAGCCAGCAGTTACCAGCTGTTCCAGCGTTTCCGACTCAATCGGCAGGGGGCTTTTGCCGCATGCGCTCAAAATCTGGTTGACGATAGCCAGAACAAGAACAAGGGTGCGTGCAATGGTTCCAGCGGAAATGTGAAGGTCATTCATGTTTTTTCTCCTTTCAGTTGGTTGATATGTTCTAAATCATCAATCCGATGATTTGCGACTTTGATTTGTTCTTCGATGACGGGTATTTTTTCGGCGAATGAATTGTGTCTCCGCACTTCGCGGGTCAATTCCTCAATTTTGACGTCGGTCACGGCCTGTGCTTTGCTATTTGCAATAAGCACGCCAGCCAGAGTAACGACGCCAGAGATGATAGCGGCAATAATTGCTTCCACGCCGTCACCCCCTTAATACACGTCAAGGCAGAACTTTGCATGGTAGTCGTTGGCGATAGTCATATACACATCGTACAAGACAGTTTCACGTTCGGCATCAATCATCTGTTGTGTGGTGGTCACGCCGATATTTCCCTGTCTAATCCATCCATGGTTATAGGTGTCAGTTACCTTTTCTTTCCCGACCTCTTTTGCGTCCTCATGCCGAATATCGTGAGCTTTGGTCTCCGTGTCGGATGTGCCTTTTGTCGTGCCGTCCGTCTGGCTCCCGGTGGTCTGGTCTTCGTGCCCGTGGGTCTCCGTGTCCGATGTACCGGTGGTTGCGGTGGTGGAATTGGCTACTGTGGTGAAGTTTCCCGTGAAGTCGGTGGTCTCTTTATGCTCACCGTTTTCGGCGCTCTTGAAGGTTTCTTCTGCCACGGTGTGCGTTTGGTCGTCGGGCTGGTAGTCCGGGGCGTTTTCAGGGGAAATATCGCGGGTCACAGTCTGGTCAAGATTCTTCGTGCTTTCCGTGGTCTTTTTGTCCGTGCCTGCAACGTCCGTTTTGTTGACGGTAGTGGTGGTGCTGGTATCATCCGTCACAGACTTTCCTTCGGTTTCCGTGTGCCCTGTGCCTGCGGTTTCATCGTGCAGTTCGGTGCTACCGGTTTCGTGATAGTCTCCGGTCGTCACCTGTCCCACGGTTTGCCCGCTCTTGCCGCGATTGATAGCAGTTCTGTCCTGTGTAGTATCGCGGTCAGTAGTACGAATGTCGGTAGTGCGTTCCTGCACGTCGGTGTTCCAGATGGGATTGTATTTCAGCTGCGTTGTGCTGTAAAGTTTTTCCCAGATGGGCATGCTTTCCTGAACCCAATACCGGATAGCGTCTACCATCCAATAAGGGTCAGGCCGGTAAAGAGGTGCAAGACCGTGCTCCCGCATGATGATGTGAATGGCCAGTTCGCGGTTCATGCCGACAGGCACGCTAAAATCACGAAACAAGCCTTCCGGGATATTGCACAAGAGCTTACACGCACGGTCAAGCGCGTCACTGTTTTGGTTCGTGCTGTTCTGGTTCGTCATGCTCCCCCAGTACATTGGCATCATCTGCACCCCCTTCTCTCAGCTCTGGCGGTTCGTTTATTTCGATGCTGATATTGGTTCCATACATATCATTGCACACTTTCACCGATTCGTCAAGAGAAATCTTCCAGACTTCCCGGCGGTTGTACGTTTCGGCGTCCGCGCTGGCGCTTTCATTCGTCACAAGGCGCTCTTTTTTATCAGGCTGCACCCGAATACCCAGCTCTTTGTAAAAGTCCTGCAGCGTCTTGCGTCTCAGGTCGTACAGGTCAGGCAGAATAAAGTTTTTCGATAAATCACGGTCAAACTGCATGATAGGCAGCTGATACTGTGCATCGGTTTTGTTCATGACAGGTTTTTGCAGCTGCCCGTTCACGACAATGGCGGGTTTGCCGTTTTCCAGCTGTTCAAAGATTGTTTCAAGGGTGCGGCGGTCTTTGTCGTCTTTGGCAACAGCAGCATAGGCAAAACGGCTATTAACAACAGCCTGCCGAATTGCAACTTCCAATTGCTGCATTTCGACGGCGTATTTTTCAATGATATCCCAGACCCCGCGATAGTCGGGGGTCAGCTTAATAACGGCACATTCCGTGCCGATTTCAAGCGGTCTATCAAACTGAAAAAACGGGGTCTGCACCATCATGCCGCGCGGCTGGAACTGCAAACCAAAGCCCGTCGGTTCTCCCGGCTGCACAACAAGACCATACGTTTTTGAGTTGAACACGACGGCATATCCCATGCGCAACAGCTGGTAAAGGAGCGCGTCATAGTCCCAGCCAATTTGCCCCGGGCCTGCTTCCGGCAGGCCGTGAATCTTATAGAGGGCACGCATGCGCTGAAAGAACGACCTTTCCCAGTAGTTGAGAACGTCCGTGCTCAAAGACGGTGGACGAAACCCACCGCACGCCTGCGTGTCATAGCATCCATTGTAACACTGATACATGATAACACCTTTCCTTATTCTATAAACACGCCGCCGTCCATGGCGGCGTTGATGTAAGCGGTTTCAGCGCTGGTCGCCATAGGTGCAGCGACGGAAAAACCGCGCGTCTGGCAGTATCCTGCGGCGGGGGTGTCAATTTTCATCACGGGGTGTCCGTACATGCTTTGGAAATTCGTGTCGTCCGTTGGCGGGTAATACAAAAGTGTCAGCGTAGCAAGCATGGACTGCTTCGTTGCGGCGTTTCCCGTCATACTGCCCGCGCACTGCGCGACCGGGGGGATAAGCTGCATGACGCTGCTGCCCAGACTGGACAGCGCGGCTCCCTTATCGGTACGGGACTGGCGCAAGCCTGCACCATAGTCTCCACCAATAGGCAGTCCCATGAAAGTTGTAGCAGACTGCGACGCCGACGAACTCAGCAAGCCGCCGCCCACCTGCAGGCCGATACCAATAGCTCCGATTGTTGCTGCGGCCTGATTGCCGGTCAAGCTGATATTGCTGCTGCCGATAGCGTATTGACTAGCGATGTTAGCACTGCCGACATAACATGTATAGTCTCCGGCATCGACCTTTACCGATACATTACCATCCAAAAAGGATACAGCCCATGTCACCGTCAGTGTGTCGGCGTTGTTTACCTTATCGACCGGTATAGACACAGTACCGACAAAAGGCAGATACAATAGCATCTGGCAGTTCATACGTTTCCAGTCGGAAACCGGCCACGGGATGGGGATAAGCGTAACACGCTTGGTACTGGTCTCTTTTCGGATGACCGCTCCCTGCACGCCCGTGTCGTACTGGCCCAGAGTGATAGTTTGCGACGAACCCGGGATGATGGACTTCCGCAGCGGCAGCCAGATGCAGGACCGGATACAGTCTACTGCGGCTCCACCGTATACATAGTTTTTAGCAAAGTATTTAATTGCTTCGTCAGTGACCGTGCTTGCTTGTGTATATGTTTCGGTCACTTGCTGGCTTCCGGCGTAGGCACCGCCCGAAACGCCGGGCAGCGTGCCTTCCTGCGCGACTATGGTTGTTTTGGTTTGCGGCTGTGTAATCATTGTACTAAAGTCGATATCCAATTGTTGCTGAATAGCGTCAAGCAGTGATTTCACCGTGTCACGGTCCATAACATAGGTCGCGACCCCACCTTTAGCGCCGACGGCTGACATGATATATACGCCATCGTCGGTGTCGATGGAGTTAATGGTGATGTCTGCCGATGCCGTGGAGATAGTTGGACGCTGCGCGACGTTCTGGCGGCTGTCCTGCACGCGGTAGCTATCGCCGGAAGCATCGAATTTGTTGTGGCCATACAGGATATACGCCTTTGTCTTTTTGATGGAGTCCGCAAACGTCGCCAGCGGGTCAATGGCGCAGGAAAATTGCCAGTTGTTGGCGTTGAGTGCGGTGATGTCCTCAATCCAATAATAAGCGTGTGTCTCCTCAATGTAACAATAATTGTACTGCGGGGAGATGTTCAGACTGTTCAGCCGGACGTAAAAAACGGGGGATTCCATGCTGCAGGCGCGTTTCATATAAAACGGGAACTCGTCGGGCAGTTCACTCAACGGAATGCGCTTAGTTGAGTTGACTTTCTTAGATACTTTGCCCAGATGCGCATGATAACCATGTTCAATGCCTTCGTTATGGTCTGCCATGCTGCACTCCTTTCTATAAAATAAGGGCCGGGCTTTCACCCGGCCCATACATTCAGTTGTTGGGGTTTTGGGCCTTACGGCTCGTCGGACATATACATCAGAATTGCGTTCTGCGTGGGGTTCTGCGTATAGTTCATCTTCCAGTGATGTTCCGTGTTGTAGTATTCGCCGGAAATGTTGAACGGGGTAGTGTAAACGCTATCCTGATAGTAGGTCGTCGCCATGGCCTTGCGGTCATACAGCAGGCCCACGACATAGGACAGTTCAACGGCCCCACCCGTCACCTGTTTGCCGGTGTTCACGTCGAACTGCGACGGGATGCAGGAAATGGCCGGTTTGTCGTTGATGTTCTGCCAGAAATCGACACCCTCATAGTTACCGAAACTCAGGTAGCCGGGGCCAAAGATGGCAGGATAGACCCAGCTTCTCGCGTCGTTGATAAGGGGCTGATACAGCAACAGTTTCTGCTCGCTCTTAGGGGTATGCCGCAAAAGATGCAGCGTATTGCCGCCGTCGTCGGTGCAAACAGGGGTCTGGTGGTACAGCGTGCTGCTGTTCTCCATCAGGCTGCTGGTGGTTTCCAGCCACGACACGAAAAAGGAAAGAAATTCCTGCAGATGGACGGTCAGCAGGTCATGCGTGGTGTAGGTCGTACCACGGGCCGTGTTGAATGCTTTGGTCAGGTTCGCATGGCATTCGTCATGGTCAGAGTTGTACAGCGCGCCCATAAAGTTGATGACCTGTGCTCGGTTCTCTGCGGTTTTCCACCGCGCGATATCGTTCGCGATTTCGGTAGTCATGGCGGCAAGGAACGCGCTGAACTCCCCCTCACTGGTGAAAGCGGTCTTGAGCTGGTTTCTGAACGTGGTGTAGCGCTGGTTCAGCGCCTTCTGCCCACCATAAAACAGTTCAAGCGGATAGCGTTTCTTAATTTTGTACATGTCAACGCTGTTGCCGTCCACCAGAATATCGTTATTCTGCGCGGTGTTGATGAACTTACTTTCGTCGAAATCGCCAGAGAAGAAAGCGATTTCACGGACGAACAGCCCCCACTCCTGCCGACCGGTCTCGATGCTGGTAAACCGACCCGCATAGGAGCGGCTGGAAATCACGGTGCGCGCAATCATGTTAGAAAGCGCCTGCAGGGTCCCTTCAACGCTCTGGTCAAGACACAACTGCCCGACCTGAATGAAACTCGCCGTGTTGATAGCCTGAATGGTGGCGGTCTGTCCGGTCACTTCCTTTACCAGTGCATTGGCAATGGTATAGATGTCGGTCGGACGAAAAACCGACATGCCTTTCAGTTCAGGCATGTTTGTGCGGGATTTTGCCATTTTGTTGCTCCTTTCTGCCGTGTTACTTTACGGCGCTGAAATCAGGGCTTGCAGGCGCTTCAGCAGGCTGCACCAGCCCCAAAATGATATCTTCCACGCTCGTAACGGGGGCGGGATTGCCCACCGTGCCAGCGGTCGGAACGTTTTTTGCGTTGATGGCGGCGGTCAGGTCTGCAATCTGCTGCGCCATTGCCGCCATAGGGTCAGAGGTCGCAGGCTGCTGCGCTGCAGGAGCGGAAGCGGGGGCCGCGCTCTGTGCCGGGGCCGTGATAGGCTGGCCCTGCTGTGCGCGTTCCAGAGAAAGCATCTGCTGCACCTGCTGTGCCGTGAATCCCATTTTGCCCAAAGCCAAAATATCATTGATAGTCATACAATCATCCTTTCCACCGGCTGGAGCCGGTTCTCACATCGACGTGGGTAAACGTGTTATAAATGCCGACGCCGCCCGAACTGCCCAAAAAGATTTCGGCGATTTCGGCGACTTCGGCGGGGGTCTTCGTTCGGACGGGGCGCTTGTACTTGTCGTAGTGGCCTACCCAAATGTCGGCGGCCATGCCGTACAAATGACGGCTGTTTGCGGCGCTGCCCTTCTGCTGGCGGTTCCAACTGGCTGTCCGAAAACCGCTGTTGACGTGGACCGCTTCACCGCCGCACATGCTGCGGATGTTTTCCAGCAATTCGACAAGTCGGGAATCAACTGCTACAAAGTCCTGCCCATCCTTGCACTGAAACTCTGAAAGTCTGAAATGCTCAGACAGCCGTATATTGCCGTCCACACTCATGTAATATACCTTTACCATGGATTCACCCCTTTCTGTTTCTGAATGCTCCGACTACTATTGACCTCTTGAAACCTGTACATTCGGTATGCGCCTGCCGGAACACTCAGAAACGCGGGGGCATGGAAAAGGAAAAGCCAGCCGCGCACCCTTCCGGGGTGTTCCTTTTGTGCGGCTCCCCCGCATATTTATCTTATCATCACTTGTCTTTGATGTCAAGATATGTTTGTGTCTTGAGCAGACACGGGACACTTGCAAAGTCCACCTGCCCCAGCATGACCATGGGGCGAAACTCAGGGCGGGCCAGCTGTAGATTGACAGCGGCCTGCCGACTTGCGCCGTACCGCTCATGTGCGGGGTGCGGACTCTCACACACATAATAATGCGTGGCATCCATCTGGTAACAATACATGCCGTCATAGGCAAACAGCGGAACCATGCCCTTCAGCGGACGGGGCACGACGTTTTCCAGATTGTTGTATACAAACTGGTTTTCCATTGCCATTTTGTAAAAATCGCCCTTTCCCGCCAGATGTTTCATGAGCGCGGTCTGCTTACGCTTATCTGACACCTTATCACTATGCGGCATTGCGATAAACACACCGCTGCCCGTCATGCACCACTCGCGGCCGCTGCGGGACATGCGGGCCACGATATCAGTACACCCCAGCTGTTCCAAAATGGGACTTGAGATGTCAAAGGCATTTGCCAGCAGCCACATGCGTAAGGGGGGCTGCCCTTCAAGTTCACGGTTTCCGCATACGGTCACATAAGCGTTCAACAGCGCTTCGCCCTCTGCCTTGCGTTTCGCAATGATACGCTCCGGGATAAACTCGTCAAATACTAAATCAGTAAACGCGCTGCCGTTAAAACCACGGATACCTGCGATGGACGGCAGTGCCATACCGATTGCACATTTCTTCGGGATGGCAAAGTCGCCGTTTTCCAAATACTCGCACGGTCCGATAGCATAGCTGATTTTACCAGTTTTTTGGATGCCGATATCATAGCCTACTTTTTTCAGCGCATTGAAAGGGTTTAAATCAGGGTCAGCAGCCACGGCCTGCAGCTCGTTGACCGTCCGGCGCATGTACAAAAAATACCGGTCGGTGTCCAGCATATATTTCAATGTGCCGAAGGTCTTTCCGACTTGTCGCTTGCCAATAATGATATTGCACCAACAACCTAAAGCGGCGATGGCCGGAATGTTTACCCAGCCATCGCCTTCGTATAGGTCAAGCGCAATGTCTTTGTTGCGCCTGCTCATCTTTACACCTCAACTTCCGACTTAGCGTCCTCAAACGCGGTGCGGACGGCCTGCTCGACAGCGGCCTGCGCGGCGTCGTCAAAGTAGACGCGGAAATTGTCATAATAATTGCCGTCCTTACCCTTCGTCGCGCTGGCGCTGATAAACGTGCCCTTCGCACTCTCGACCAGCCGCATATTGTACAGGTCGATACCGTACAGCCGCAGCGTGAAAGTCAGACAATTGTCGGCGACCTGCCGGACGCTGCGCACGACAGCGTGCAGGTTATGCAGCATGTCCACGGTAACGCGGGGGGCGTTCTTATTCTTGGATGCAGTAGTGTTCTTAGTAAAAGCCATGATAATTCTCCTTTTCTGTCAGTTCATTTGTTGATGTCCTGCATGTAATTACCCCTCAGAAACACCAGCGGATAAGAAACTGCAGGCCAGCAGGGGTCGCTTTCTCAGGATACAGCGCCGTAGGCTTTTCAGGCCAAATGTCGGCAATGTGATGGTCGTACAGCTTGAGTGCGTTCTCAAGCTGCTGCAGCGTCCTGTCGCCAAATGTACGCTCGTCGTAGTCGGGGGCCATAGGAAATGCCTGCCGGGCGGCTTCAACAAGCGCCGCGCGCGGAATAGGCTGCTGTGCGCCCATGTTTTGCACGGCGTTGACCAGCGTGCCCGCGCTGTCGTACACAAGACCGATAACGTTCTGCGCGTTATCTTCGTAAATGGATACAATACTGATACTTGCCATATTACAGCACCTCATCAACCTGCGGAATGTCCAGGCGGTCGGCCAGATAGCCTGTCAGTTTCATAATGTTTTGTCCTTTCTATCTGTGTTTATATTAACCCCGCTTGCGCGGTGTGTCGGCTTATTGATAGGGTATCACTTCTTCCGCGATAATTTCATCGCCCTTGCGATAGTAACGGCGAAAATGTGTATCACCGTTTTCATCAACACTTCTGGTGTACTCATAGCGCCCCACTTTAACGTGACCTTTTTCTACCAGTTCCATAAAACTTTCAAGATTGATATTTGCTCTTTTCATTGTGTTCGTCCTTTCTGTCTGTATTGGTTTGTTCGTGGGTTTCCCCACCACTATAATACCACAACTGGGGGTGCGATATGTTAACAAGCTATGAACAAATTATTAACAATTCGTGAACTTATCCCATTATTTCAGCATAGTAAAGCAGACTGCGCGGGTCACTTACACGGTATTCCCGGGGCGTCATAACAACCCACGACGCGGATACAGTAGTTTTTGCAAAGTCAGTGCGGCAGCGTATCGGTTCATCATGGTATGCCAAACACTGGCCGCCTGCGGGGGATATGAGCAGACCGTCACACAGATTGTCGATATCACCAGCCAATGCCTTAACGCCCGCCGCTTTACTCACCCCCGCGATAGTGCTCTCCACCGTACCGTCGGCATCAATGCAGGCATAGCACTTCGCATGCAAAAATTTAAACTGTAACATGCCGTAACGGTCGGCGGGGTGTTCGTCTTCGGCGACTCCGATATACACCTTCGTACCGTCCTTTTTCTCGACAACACAATCCCGGTCCACGCACTGCGCCCGAATACGGGCGTTATAATCATCCATTGCAGACTGCTTTTCACCCTCATATTTACAAGAGTCGGTATCCCAGTATATGACCTTCTCCCAGCCCACGCGCTTGAGCATCTCCCACAACTTGAGACGGGACATAGATGCAGTCCAAAGCCCCCACAAAAAGGGGAATTTTTTGTCCTGGCATTTGCTAACGTCTTCGTCCGATTTATCGGACAGTGTCTTTTGCCATGCGGAGTGCGTGCACTCCATGGTGTCAGGGTTACATGCATACTCGTCGCGGATAGTCTTTTGAGCGCAAGCGCCAAATATCGTATTAACGCAAATTTTGGCAAACATATAATCAGAACTTCCCTTTTCGCTTTCCTTGATACGAAACTTATCGTAGATAGTACGCCTAAAGGACTCCGGCAGGTAGTCAAGCCGAAACGCTACAGACTCCACCGCCACGATGCTATTATATGTATATCCGTCAGTAATACGCTGATAATCATTGCTGTCAGCATAGACAAACAATGCATCCGCGCCCAGTATACGACCATTGTCAAGCTCCGTCAATCCGCGCACATCGGGGCACTTGCTAAAGCTGATACAGGGGTCCGGGCACTCCGGCTTTATCTGCGGATTGACGATAAGTAACTTGCCTATCCACCCATACCCTAATTTGATAAGCCCCTGAAGACGGCTCTCCTGCAGGTCAGCGGGCATTGTGATGGGTTCTCCCGCCGGAAACTTCCAAAGCAATTGCTGCGATGGATGCGCCGATTTAAAATCATAGCTATTGCAATTGTGATACACGCGACCGGCCCGCCAGCGCGTACCGTGAGTATCACCACCTGCCATGCAGTTATATGCAAGTCTCATCTGGTCGCGGTCAAGCTTAAGAACAGCAATAGCGTTCATACACTTCCGGTCCGGCATAATTTCCTTCCGCACGGCTTCAATTACCATGCCAGTGTTAGTATATGGTATAGTGGCCTGATTGTAGCCGTGCTCCTTTTTGAGCCGCTCAATTGCTTCGTACAGACCTAGCACGTCGTTGACGCAATAGGCAAATTCCACATCATCGAGCGGAGTATCGGGAGTACGGTACACACTATAGTCAAGGTCGCCCGCTAACTTCGCGTGCTGACAGCCTTCCGTTGTACGGGCCAACGATTTCTGAAAAAGCTTAAAGCTGTCCCGAAACTCAATACCATTATCAAAGCGCAGATACAACGGCTTGCGGCTTTTGGTATACAAACTATCGGCCAGCCCCCAGCGTGCGGCCAGCAACTGCACGATGTATTGATGCTCATATCCCAGATTATGGACATATAACACCATTCGCTGCTTGCTGCTGATATGCCACTTATCGACCAGAGTTTCCAGCATTTCCGCCCAATCCTCAAAATACCGGGGCACGATGACTTCGCCGCCAATACAGGTTTGCCAACTATAGGCAAAACCATCGGTATCAGTGTTCGTGGTTTCAATATCAAAAGTGGCCGTAACATCCAGATACTTCGTCGCAAACTGCTTGCTGGACTTTTTGACGGCTTTCGGACGCGCAAGACGGGGCAGATATTCTTTTGTGCTTTCGCTTACTCCCACGCCATGCGACATCCTCATTATAACTTGCCCTCTCTCTCCAGCCTGTCCATATAATCTAATAGGGATTCCCCCCGCGTCGGTTTTTCGGCTTGTTCTCGCCAAAATTCAAGTTGTTCGTTAAGAACGTCTGTATTCCCTTCAACGATGGCGCTATACGCGACATCCGACGATAGCAAGCCCTCTTGTACCGCTGCGAAAAATCTTTTTACGTTGTTTGACCAGTCATCCAGAGAACCGGTAAAACCCTTTGCTTTTGCCGTTTCATAGCCCTTCGTCTGCTGCGCCTTGACACCGGTCGGCGTGGACGTTTTCATAGTCATAAAATTTCGCAGCTGCATATACATGTGCCGCAACGTCATCTGGTCGTCGGTCGGCTTGACCCGCTCTTTAAAACGCGGAAATTTCTGCGGGCGTTGCGACTCTGCATATTTATACGCGCCCGACGCTTGCGCCTTCCCCGCTTTTTCCAAGCTGCGCAAACGCTGATTGGCAGCCTTCGCGGCCTTGTTGATGACTTTTACAAGCTCCTCTTTTGTAAGCTTCGTCGGGTCTGTCGTGCCGGGACTGTAGTAACTCCAATCCTGCGGCTGATACTTAGACAAGTGTTCAGTGCTTCGTGCCATTTTCGCCATCTCTCCTTTTACACTATCAAAGATTGTTTCGACGACCACAATCAAAAAACCGACGGCTGCCACGCACGCAATTGCCATAATCAAACTCATAAACAGCCAGAGCAAAATATAAAATGCAGCCATCATTACAAGTACACCTCAATTCTAAAACCATCTTTGACTTCGGTCAATACGCAATCCGCGCTGTTAGGCGCGGCTGCGCGAATGCATTCATAAAACTCACGCACTCTGCGCGGGTCCGTGTACATGCAACTACTGGCTTCCCTGCGACCGCTGCTGATAACATATAAATAAACAATATTCATATCAATATCCCCTTTTACATTTCGGACCGTATTTATTATACCGGTCTTCACAATGCTGGCTGCGTTTTTCTTCGTGCCGATAGTCGTCGTACCCGTTCCCTGTTGTATACGCGGTCAACACATCATGTTTCTCGTCATAACGGGCGGCGCGAATAACGATATCCTGCGCATGCTTCGGCAAACGGCTGAAATAGTCGTTAAACAGTTCAGCGCCCCCCCACAACACCCGGCATTTCGTCAAGTGGTCGGATGTGCCTAATGTGTGCCTATGATACTCGCGAAGTGTCATGCTAACTTCACCCCCTCAATTTCATCATTAAGACCCGCCATATGTAAGTGCGTGTTCTGGCGGTAAAAACGAATTGCACCGGTCACAGCGTCAACGTGGGACCAATAGGTATACTTACCGGTAACGACCTTATAACCCTCATACAACCGGCGCACGTTTTCGGCAGACAACTTGACAGTTTTCATAATGTGTAGTATCCTTTCTATAGTAGGTGTATTATCTTCCACCACTATTGTACCATAACGGCAGGGCCGATATGTTAATAAAGTATGAACAATTATTAGTCATCTTGCACAAACCTTACCTATAAATTTTGTGCAAAGTAACGAATCCTTCCGCGTTCTCC